TAAACTACCTCTTTGCACGGCCAAAGAACGATGGAGAAAGGAAGATAGCCACGCATTGATGGTTGATGGTCGGAAATCTGCAAAACGAGTATTACCTACTAGGGAAGAAATGGATCAGTATATGAAAGCTAATAAAATGGTGGAAGGACAAGGTTGTAAAGTTGTATTTAGACAAGGCGAGGATACTAGGTGTATGCACTATTGCCGTGTGAATGAATTTTGCGATCACTATATGAATGTCAAATTCTAAAAAAATAATAAGACCATTTGTTTTAACCAAAGACCCTCTCGTTCAAAGGATACTAGAACGATTTGCTAAACGATCTGAAAATGGTATAAAGAAATATGGTAGGACAATGGTTGATGCTACAAAAAGCATTGATGAATGGATAGATGATGCACAAGAAGAAAGTTGGGATAAGATTGTTTATCTTGAAAAGATTAAAATAGAACTACAAAAGAAGGAAGGAGTAAAACATGGCAAAAAAGAAAAAGAAAAATAAGAACAAAACAAAGAATAAGAAAAAAAATAAGAAGAAAAAAAGATAATTCTTGAAAATTTTTAGAATAGGTGTAAATGAAAAATGTGAACTTTCATTTTTTTTATTTATCTCTATTCATTTATTGGACTATTCTCATAGCATTAACCCTGCAATTATACTAATTTCTTATTCCAACGACCCTTATCATTTAAAACCATAGGCAATAGTTTTGGAATACCATCTAAAATAATCCCACATCCTATTATAAATCTTGTTCTAAAGTTTTTAGCATAGTTAAAAGCCATAGACTTTTGATTGATTAAACATCCTACATTCATAGCAAAGAAAATGTTATCGGGATTAGCCCAATAGCTAATAACAAATTTTGTATGATAGTGTCCTTGAACTGCTGACATACCCATAGTTTGAGATACCTTTAATATATCTGCTGATCTTCCGTGAGTAAAAAAACATTTCTGTCCATTACTCATAGTTAAGGTTAAATCATCTACCCATTTCCATTTCTTTGTACCTAAAAAGTCGCCATAATCCTTTAGAAATTCTCTACTCATTCCGTATTTTAAAGCCCTCCTATACACCAAGCTAGAATGATTGCTCTCTACCTCTACCATCTTCGGAAATATGCCCTCTAATGCCCTTATAAAGCCCCTAGAGGCCTTTAATTCATCTCCTGCACTATAGAGGTCAGGATCGTGAGTGTGCATATTTATGGCGTGGAAATCGAGCAAATCGCCTATGTTAATTACAAAGTCAGGTTTGTATTCTTTCTTAATTTCTTCTAAAAAAGTAAAGCTATCTCTATGATGAAAAGGAATATGAAGATCGCTAATGACCAAAATTCTTTTGTTCACTAATTACCCTCAACTGTTTCTGGAATGTTCTTGATGCGTTCTATTTCTTCTTGTTTAGGATCAACATATTTAATTTGTCCATCATCAATATGTACATCTTTAACAGTTCCATCTTTAAGAATAATATCTTTTAAAATTACAACCATACTGGTAGTTGTATTTTACTTTAGTTTATTAGTTTTTACAAGATTTCATCAGAACTGAAAGTTCTTCAGCACGACTTGGTGTTTGCTTTGCCCAACGGCTGTCCAACATTTCTTCGGATGCAGTTTGATAATCATCTTCACTTAATGCTTTCCACATATTTTTAAATTTTGATACTCCACCGATACCCAGTTGGAATACCATTTCAATGATGACACATTTAGCTTGATGATGAAGTGGTAAATCTTTTATAAGTTGGTTTGCATTTGAACAAGCTGTATTGAAATCACCATCAAAAACTTTATCCAAATCTTCCTTGTTGTAGGTCGCACCTTCCTCGTATGGATCGGTAGGTAAAACAAGATGTCCATAACCGATTGTGGCAAAACCTAGACTATCTTTATAAACTTGATCCCTATAACCTTCGTGTTCTTTAATCCTTGCCTTTAAATCGTCATAATTCATTTAAAGAATAATAAGGCAGATCAGCCTAAAAATCAATTATTTATTAATTAAGTGAAATAATATGACAACAACTATAACTATTCCAATAGTAACTTTCTTATTGGCTTTTGCTAGTTTCCATATTCTTTTAGCTTCTTGTTTTACTTTGTCCATAATATCCTCCATTACTTTTTCTTTATAATATCAGCACCTTTAAGTCCATATATAGCAGATACTACACCAATAAATAGGGCTTGATACCAAAAAGGCATATTGTTAAAATACTCAAAAAACATTTCTACCTTTTTCATTATTTCAGGATCGTCAGAAAATATACTCCAAATTAGCAACATCACGGGGGCAGAAACCAAAATCAAAACGAACTCATCTTTCCATCCCTGCTGATTATTTTGCATAACAGCTTGTTTATATTCCAACTCACCTCTTGCCATCTTACTAGCGTGAGTAGCTTGGGCATCAGCCATAAGCATTTGAGTTTCTTTACGTTTTTTATAGATATGCGTACCAGCATTTAAAGCTAATTTTATTGCACTAAACCACATATATTCCTCCTAAAATTTATAAAACTTTAATACACCTAATATTAAAGCAATCAACGACCCTACTACAAAAATTGCTTTAATACCACCTTTTCCCATTAATACTTTATGTTGTGGGTTTGTAAGAATTATCTTCACTACAACCAAACTTTATATAGATTCTATGTTTATTAACTTCATCTTTTCCCATTGCTTTAATTTTATCATAAGATTTTTGATAACCATCTAACATACATTCATATCCGTCTATATAGGTTTTTTCAATTGTAAAAGGTGGCATACATTGTCCTGATAATCCAGAACATATAATCATTGTTAATAAAAATTTCATTTGTCATGTTTCCTTTGCTTGTAGTATTTCCTGTGGGTTTGTATTCTCCAAGTCCAATGAAATATACTTCTGGATATTCTTCCAATCTTATCAATAAACCAATCAATCATAGTAATACTCAATGTCATAAAATTATGGATACAATAACATATCCTTTGCTTCTTTTTTTAATTTCCTTATTTCTTTTTCATATTTAATAATTTTTTCTATCATTAATTTATCAGCTTCCTTTTTAGCTTCTTCTACTGCCTTAATTTTAAATATCGTTAAATTATCATTTTCTTTTCTTAATTTTTGTACCTCTGCTCTTAATTTTTTTATCTCTACATATAAATCCGTTTGTTTTTGTTGATAAGCAGTAATTTCAACTTCTTTCATATCAATTATATTCTTTAATTGATTTTCTTGTGATTTTATTTCGTTTTCGTATGTTTTATCTTCTGCTTGTATCATTCTAATATTAATTTTTTAATTGTTATACTGCCATCTATATTTGTTTCTAATTCTGCTTGTGATTTAATACACTTATATTGAACAGATTTTCCTTTAGATGTTCTTTCTGCTACTCGTTTATGTTTAAGACAATCGCTTAATGAATCTTGAATTCTGTGTTCCTTAATCTCATGGTTAATTATCATAAGTAAAGCAAAAATAGTTTCAATCATAGTTACCATTCTTTCTAATTTTATCTTTTAATTTTTCTACATCTTCTTGTAATTTCTCTACTTGTGTTTTTAAAAATTCTATATTAACTTTATTGTGCATTCCCTCCTCAATGGCTATTTGTATCTTTTCTATTTGACCAGCCATGTGTTCTATTAACATGAACTGTTCACTATCTGCTGGCAAAGAACCTAATTCACCACGAGGCCATTTAATAGAGAACTCAACAGCTTTTTCTAAATCGTTTTCTATTAATGTTTGTTGAGTTTCAATATTGTTAAGTCTTTCAATAACTCCAAAAGCAAACCAAACCCCAACACCTACTGCCGCAATAATTGATAACAGATTTCTCATAGGCATTGAGACAGGTGTGTTATCTGATACTTTCATTACCTATTCCACATATCATTAAAAAAATCTTGCCAAAACTTTTGAACTTGTTCTTGATATTTCTTTGCTTGTTCAGGTTGATCTTTTAAGAATTTTTCAATTTGGACTTTCCATTCTGCATAAGTTGGAATATCTAAATCTAATTTAAACATATTTGCCTCCTTTCTTATTTAATGAAATGATTCCAGCCCCATAATAAGGCTCCTATAAGTCCTGAACAAAACATTAACACCGATATAGTGCCTTTAGATTTGTTCATAAATGCTTTTAAATCGTTTATATCTTTCCTTTGTTGTCTTATTTCATGTAGAATTAAGTCAATTTGTGGCTTTGTAGCCGCAAGACAAGTGCATTTATTTTTTTTTTGAACCATAATCCTCTTTAGCATATAACTTGTTACCTAGCATTACAAGGTACTCCATTAGAATTTACGAATGGTGCTTCTGCGAAAGCCATGTAGATGTATGTTCCAGCGTCAGCATTACTATCGCCATTATTACTTCTCATTTTAAAACCATTTGAAAGTATATCTATTGCATTATCACCTGTTGCTTCTGCACTAGTTAGATTAGGATATAAATGATCATCTAATTCATTTTGACCTCTTTTATTATCATAAGTATACCATTGACCACCACTAGTATTATATTGTTTAAAAATAATCATAGCTGGTCGAAATCCTGTATAAATAAATGTTCCATCAGCATTTCCATTTCCTTCGTATGAACCAAACTTGCTGAAGCCTTGTTTTTCTGCAAAGCAGTAAGCTACATAAGTTCCTGTATTAACATTGGTACTACTGCTAGTTCCAAGAGTGAAAACTGAAGATGTTGGATCGGTATCTTGCCACATTGTTGCATCATCTTCTGGTGCCGCAGAATCATTTAAAACCATTCTATACTCACTTCCAACTCCGTTTAAATGCAAACTAGACCATGCAGTAGTTGCATCTGTCCTTTTTACAATTACTACTTGAGGAACTGCTGAAAGATTATGTGATATTGTTCTGTTGGTAGCATTTCCTGTATAGGTTAAAATATCAAACCCAGCAGTTGCAGATTCTTTCCAGCACCAAGCTACTATTCCATCAGTATCATTATTAGTATCTGTTTCAGAACCAGTGGTAAATCCATCACTATTAAAAGCTGTAAGACCATTTCCTGCTGTATCTTCTGCTACAGTTGAATCTGGTACTATCCTTTTTGTTGTGCCTCTGACAGAATCATAAACATTATTTTTTCTTGCAGTATCTCTATTTTTTATCCAGACCAAATCTGGTTGCATATCTTCAGAACCATCTAAAGTTATTGATCTACCTGTGTTTCCATCTCCAGTATAAATAACTGTTTGAAAATATAATTCTGGATTGTCTATTGTTGTATAAGCCATTATCCATACTCCGCTAAATTTTTAGTACATAATGCGTAATAACCACTAGGCGGATCATATTCAAAGGAGCCGTAGCCATTATCATCGTCTTGATCTGTTCCTGTATATGATGGATTGCCAAAGTTTATTTCCCAAGTAACACTAGCACCACCATCAAAATCTCCAACTGCAATATAATACACACCATCAGTTACACTACTTGCGGCAGTAATATCTACTGCTCCAGTTCCTGTTGCTCCTGATTCTGGATCTCCTGAATTTTGCCATGCACCATTCTTTGAAAAATATAATTTATTATTCGTAAGGTCTAATGCAAGTCCAATAATATCATTAGTAGTGTAAGTAGCACCATAACTTGAATTGCTATTATTATTTCTAACATTAGAAGCACCTGTTCCTGTATAATAACTCCAAGTATCATCATATTGTCCTAATTCATGTGTCGTATCCGTTGCTGTTCTACCAGCTATTCCAAAAGTTGCGTCATCACTACTTCCACCATATTTTGCTTCTACATACCATTTGCCATTTGCTACTCCAATAGTAGAAACATCATAGGAATATGGACTTGAGCCTGTTACAATTTTACAATTACCTTCACTAAAAGTTGAGCCATTGATTACAACTAAAGGATTCATTGTTGCAAAATTATTCGTAGGAGAATCACTTGCCTGGTCTGTTGCGGCTAGATTAGTTTCTGTCCAATCTGTTCCACCATTTGCATCGTTGCCTAAATTATCACTTGCTTCAAAGTCTAAATAAAAACCATTCGTACCAAATGTTAATCCTGATGGATCTTTCGGTTTCCAAATTGTAGGTGAATCTGAATCAAACTCTCCAAATTCTGTTGGTGCTAATGCTAGGCCATCAATAAAAACTACCTCAGCTAAATAACCATCAAAAGCATAATCGGTTGATCCATCATAACTTGCAAATTTATGGTCAATAGCATTATTTATATCACAATCATAATTTACACTTGGATCAGTTTCTGTTGCAAATGAAGTTTCTTCTACTCCATTAACATATATTTTAATTCTATCTCCAGCAGTACCATCTGTTGTATCAACTGCTATAACAATGTGATACCAAGCTGAAACATCTCTAAAAACTCTGTTTGTAACATATACAATAGTTGTAACATCGTTAACTTGAAATCTATGATTATCATCAAATTTTATTTGAGAGTTTGCACTTGCTGTTGTCATAATCATCTGATTTGTTAATGTTCCTCTTTTAACCCAAAATGACATAGTCCATTTTTTTCTGCTTGTTGCAGTTCCTAAAGTTCTGTTTAATTTAGGAGCATCACCATCATTAAATCTACATGAGTTATCTACATCATATGTTGTTGATGCTGTTGCTGAAGCTACGTTTCCTGGTAAAATTAAAGGCATTAAACCTCCAATTCAGGCCACTCGCCTAATGGTCTTTCCATAACACGATTTTCTTCTGTGCCTGTATTAACATAAGCATAGAGAGTTGCTAAAGCATCTACATCACTTGCATTGTCAATAGCAGTTTCCATTTCATTTGATTTTGTTCTTACGTTTGATCTAAAAGTTGTAACAGCACTTGGTACTGAATAGCTTTCAACATCTGTTGCTTTAATTACATACCAATCTGTCGGTGCTAATAATCCACTAGCTTGACTTTTAATGATTGCTTTCTTTTGAGATTTTAAACCTTTTGTAACTATTTGATTTCCTTTGTCGTCTAATAAAGGTTCTCCAGCTTCAT